CGGTAAGATGTTTACAAGTTGATAACCATGACCACATGTTTTTATGTGGAGAAACTCTAATTCCTACTCACAATACAACAACTGCAGTAGGCTATCTACTTTGGTATGCTATGTTTGTACCTAGTAGCACTATATTAATTGCAGCACACAAATATACCGGTGCACAAGAAATCATGCAGCGTTTACGTTATGCTTATGAAATGTGCCCAGATAATATACGTGCGGGTGTTACTAGTTACAATAAACAAAGTATAGAATTTGAAAACGGCTCACGTATTGTAGCACAAACAACTACAGAAACTACCGGGCGTGGTATGTCTGTATCCTTACTATACTGCGACGAATTTGCTTACGTAGAACCAAATATTGCTGTTGAGTTCTGGACATCCATAAGCCCAACTCTAGCAACTGGTGGTAAAGCTATTATTACTAGTACACCTAATAGCGATGAAGATCAATTTGCACAAATCTGGAATGAAGCTAATAAAAGGTTTGATGAATATGGTGATGAAACCGAATTAGGACGTAATGGATTCTTTCCATTTATGGCTATTTGGAGTCAACATCCGGATCGTGACGAAACATGGGCTAATACCGAACGCAGCCGTGTTGGAATTGAACGTTTTGAACGTGAACACGAATGTAAATTTTTAATATTTGATGAAACATTAATTAATAGCATTAGTTTAGCCGATCTCGAAGGGCGAGATCCTATAATGAAGATGGGGCAATCACGCTGGTATAAGAAAATTAATCCTAGTTGTACATACTTGTTTAGCCTTGACCCTAGCTTAGGTACAGGCGGTGACTACGCTGCAATACAAGTACTAGAAGTACCTACAATGGAACAAGTCGCAGAATGGCATCATAATATGACTCCAATACAGGCACAAGTTAGGATACTTAGAGATATGATTCGATATGTTGAAGATCAATGTGCAAATGCTGGCGTAACGTCCAGTATATATTATTCAATTGAAAATAATGCAGTAGGAGAAGCAGGATTGGTTGCTATAAGTGAAATTGGTGAAGAAACATTTTCAGGACTTTTCCTTAGTGAACCCATTAAAAAAGGGCATTTGAGACGTTTCCGTAAAGGATTTAACACTACTCATTCTGCTAAAATCTCAACTTGTGCCAAACTGAAACAATTAATCGAAAGTCGACAAATTAAATTATATAGCAAAAGTTTAATTAGCGAGCTTAAAACATTTGTTGCATCGGGCATTACATTTAAAGCTAAAACTGGACAGCATGATGATTTAGTATCTAGCTTATTGCTAGGGGTAAGAATGACTATGTTGTTACAGGATTGGGATCCATCTGTTTATGAAAAAATGCGCGATCATACCGGATTAGAAGAACACGATTTACCTTTGCCGATTTATATCAGCTCATTCTAACATAAATACAATACTATGGAAGCAATTGAACTTATTTCTCAAGATTTATTTGATAAAGTGCGTAGTCGTTTTTCTAACCTTGAGTTAGGAGACGAAGACGGAAATGTAACAACAGATCCACGATCTGCTAGATTCTTTGATTTTGACTTTGTACATGAAGGAAATAATCTCGGGCGTGTAAGCATCAGCATAAACGAACGAGGTAGCCTAAAAGTTTTTTATAGTCAAGGTATTTTAGAAGGGCATGATCATATAGCACAAGATGTCTGGTTTGGATTTTTAAGAGAAATGAGAAAGTTTGCTAAACGACGTCTATTAAGGTTTGATCCAAAAGACATAACAAAGAGAAATTTAAACAAAGAGGATTTTCAATATCTAGCCTCATCTGGAACTAAGGAAGAAAATATGTCAGAAAGTAGAATGTATGGCAGCAAATATAGCAGCTACTCACCAATGGAAGAAACAAGATTGGTTATTCGCCACAGAAAAGACCGCCCAGTTGACGAAACTCAAAGAGGAAGCCGTAGCAGAAATATTGCTGCAATTTTTATCGAAAATTCCGATGGAGAAAGATTTAAATACCCATTTATACATTTACCCGGTGCTAAAGCTATGCAACGACATGTTGCTAATGGCGGTCGCCCTCATGATGCACACGGACAAGCTATTATTCAAATGAGTGAACAAATTGCTCAGTTAAACTCATTTAAAAAACATGTTAGCTTAAATGATAGTATGCAATCTGATGCAAACAATATCATTGATCGCGCAAATATTAAACTTGAAAATTTAAGACATCAAGTTCATTCATTAAGTAAACAAAAATATTACAAGGAATGGGCTGATACATTCGAAAGCCCATCAGAAGAAGACGAACTAATGATCGACCAAGCTACAATGGAAGATTATAAACATAAATTTACTGTAAATACCTTCTCTGAAGATCTAACGCAATTCTTTCCATTATTACATCGTATAATGAAAGAAACTAGTGCAGTTGATCTTGATAGCTATGTAGAAGAAACTAAAGAGACTACTTGCGATGAATGCGGAATGGTTGAAAGTGGTTGCGAATGCGAACATGAAAAACCTGTTAAAGAATTTAACGAATTAGCTGATTGGGCAAACAAGATTACAGAAGGGCATCTGACTTCTGATATCGTTAGTAAGCTTAAGAATATTGTTGGGCAAAATATTAAAGTCGGTGTTGATGGAACAAATGGACTTCAAACATTG